GCGAATTTGACGAAAGTTTTGATCGTCAAGTCGATATTTTTACGCGGCTGATTTCGGTTGGCGTTGAGGACAATAAATTTGTCGGTAGGAAGGTGGAGTTTCTTGCGGCACTCGTCCCTGTCAAGAGCGTGGAACTTACCAGTGTCCAGACCGTGGGGAATTACCCCAAGCATCTTGGGCTGAACCCCATGATTCATAATCCGCTGAGCTTGTTCAATTGAGAAAGTAATTGCAAAGTCCCAGTCCTTAATAAATCGCATGTGGTTTTCGATATACCACTCACTGTCGATTGGGAAGTAGGCGATGAACTTGAATTTCATCGATGACTTCAGGAGGTGGATTCGCTCCCACACCTGGTTGACCATCCAGATGTCATTTAGACAAATGACAAAATCTGGGTTTTCTTGCTGCACCACAAGAGGCAGCCGCTGAATACCGAAACGATCGGCGGGGTTCAGAGCAGCGGCTGGGTAAACCTTGAAAGGTAGATCATGTGGATCTCCTGTGTAGTTAATACCAAACGCTACGATCTCATTATCTTTTGCTAGGTGCTCCAGAATACTGTGTGTTACACGAGCAAAACCTGTGTTCGAAAGGATATCTCCGTACCAAAGGATTTTTGCCATGCGGGGGATTAAAATCTTTGCTAACAGTATACAGACAGTTTCTGAAAGAGCATGCCTAGTAGAGAGAGTTTTGCGTATCGTCGTGCTCTGAAAATAAGAGCAACTAAAGCTATCGATTCAAGTGCTCCTGAGCTGGATACTATATTCACTAGAGCAGCAGAAGACTTCCATACTTTCTGTACGATTATGGATAAGGCTCCTGCACGTCATATGCTGGAGTGGCACAAGCACTTGATAACAGGTGATAGTAATAGATACTTATTAGATATTGCAGGGCCAAACCTCGATATTCTTGCTCCTCGAGGCTCAGCAAAGTCCACGGTGCTTAATATGTTCACCGCTTGGATTATCGGTAGGCATACAACAGCTGGTCTTCCTCTCCAGATCATCTACTGCTCGTACAACATTGCTACGGCAATACCCAAAAGCCGAATCATCAAGCAGATCATCGACTCTGCAACATTTAAAAAAATCTTTCCTAAGGTCCAGCTTCGTGCTGGTATGCAGTCAGATATTGGTTGGTCGATCGATTTTGACTACGCGGGAATCAGCCGCGTGGGTGATGAGGAATTTACCCTTCGTGCAGCGGGTCTCCGAGGTTCTATCACGTCGAAGCGTGCGCACCTAGTCATCGTGGATGACCCTATTAAATCGAGCACGGATATTAAAAACCCGTCGATTCGGGATGAGATGAACAACAACTGGAGCTCAGTTATCGCTCCCATTATCTTTGAGGGAGGGAGAGCCATTTGTCTCGGAACTCGATTCCACCCTCTGGATATTCATAAGACGATGTTCGTCCCTGAGAAGGGGTGGAAACAGGTTCAGCAGGAAGCGCTTACGTACGACAACGATGGCGAAGCTGTCAGTTACTGGCCTGAGCAGTGGAGTGTCGACTATCTGTTAGGTCAGAAGGAACTGGACCCCGTGGCATTTGCGTTCCAGTACCAACAGCAACCGGTGATGACGTCTGATCTGATCTTGTCTCCTGACTTGTTGATCAAAGGAGATGTTGTTACCGAGTTTGATTCTCTTGCTGTAGGTATCGACCTATCCGCCAGTAAAAACGAAACTTCTGACTACACAGCCTTTGTTCTTGGCGGTCGTCTAAAGGATCAGTACTACATCATCGATGCTCATCAAGTGCGTTCGATCGGGAACCTTGAGAAGATTGATCTCCTCTGCAAGATGCTTGTCGAGTGGGGGATTCTCCAGGAAAACTCAGAGGGCCAGTATTTTCCTACATACTCCACATGCACTCTGGTTGTTGAAGCCGTTGCTTACCAGGCTTCTCTAGCTGCCGATCTCAGACGAGTGATGCTGAACGAATGGGGCTTAGGTAATCTCCACATCCACGAGGTCAAAGGTTTTAGAGGAGATAAGATCGCTCGCTTCCGAGGCACTTTAGGTCTTTTAGAAAATAAAAAGGTAATCTTTAACCGTTATCGAAGATTTGATCAGCTTTTTGATCAGGTGATCAACGTCGGGGCAACCTCTCACGATGACTTACTAGACGCCTACACCCACCTCATGTGCTTCTTGCAACGCCGTGGTAACTACCACATGGAGTATTAATTGATGATCTCCGAATCTTGGCGTCATTCAGAAGCTCTGATGAATACTTATCGGGTGATGTTTAACATCACTGCACATGATCCTCTTTCTCGCGTCGATCCCTTATTAGAAGTTCTGCGTGGTTATGACAAAATCCCTGCAGCTACTAAAGATGTTTTTATATTTATCGATCATGAGCATGCAAACGATAAACAAATTCTTTTAGATCTCTTACGACCTAACCTCAAGACTCTTTATCTTCAAGTCATTGTCGCTGGTCCTGAGTATCAAGGGTTTGCTCTGTGCTGGTCGCATAAACAAATACTCAAGTTAGCTATTGAAACGAAAGCGTATGACATTTATATGTATAGTGAAAATGATATGGTTTTTACTAAAGAACATTACACGTATTGGTTAACCTATCGTCAGTTCTTAAAGCCACTGAATTTAGAACCGGGATTCTGTAGGTACGAGAAGTACGACGAGAAGTGTGTTCCTTTTGATAATTACAGAAAATGGTCTTTATCCGGAGCTACCAAAGACGTTTGGGGTGATCGACCTTATCGAGTAAAAACGTTCTTAACACCGACTATTGACTTTGTTGGCTTTGTTTCTCTGGGAAATCCTTATATGGGTCTTATGGTCTTAGATCAGGAGATGGCTGAGATCTATGTTAAATCGCAAAGTTTTGATCCAGTTGCGAGTTTTGAGCTTACGCGCCACCGCTGTTGGCCCATCGCAGATAGAAGTTCTATGGGTCTCGCTTTTGAAGGACTCAAAGCAGATCAGGAGCATCGCCGCGTTGTCCCGATAATTAGGGAGGGAGAGAAGCTTCTCGTAGCGCCGTGTGGGCTTGTTAAGCATTTAGATAAAAAGTACAGCACTCGTTTAGCTGATGAGGATGGTACCCTCATGGATATTTCTGAGATGCTTGTTGTATGAGCGATTCCGTCTCACATCCGTCTCACTACACTCAAGGTGACATTGAGTGTATTGATGCCTTACGAGCCTCACTTGGACCCGAGGGTTTTAAAGGCTTCTGTCGAGGTTCGGCGATTAAGTACTTGTGGAGGACTGAACACAAGAACGGTGTTGAAGACCTTAAAAAATGTGCATGGTACATAAACAAGCTCATCGAAATTGCTGAGCAAGAGGGTTAAACTATTACCGAGGCTTCTTACCTATGGATATTCGCGCTTTCGGTTCTGTATTTCCTCAGCAGTCCAGCCTGCCCTATGCCAGCGGATTCGCTTGGGTGCCTGGAGATGGCGAGAAGCGATTCAGCACATGCCGTGGTTTATATATTGAAGGGGACGCGACCGACGTTTTTTATGTCGAGCTGAACGATGCTCCCGGACAATGGATTTTGACGGAAGTTGGTGCAAATAAAGTTTTACCTTTTGCTGCCACAGCGATTAGTGGCGGCAATGTCGACAGTGTCAAGGTGCTCTACTGATGGCTAACCAGTTTGTCCCTTACGCTTTTAATTTTTCTAAGGCGTATCAAGATCAGGTTTTTGCAGCTGATCAGCAAAGGCGTGCGAATCAGGGCGCTGATTCTGCCTTCGCTCAAATGGCGGCTGACGACGAAACCGATATGACTGGTCAGCCAACTCCGCAAGCCCCAAGCACACCGATGGTTACTTACGGAGACGGTTTAGAAGGCCCCGTGGATGCTCTCGAGCAAGATCGAGAAGTTATGTCTAGGGCAAAAAGGCGGGCCTCGCAGTATTTATCTGAAGCTGGTTGAACTAGTATGTTGGCAGTTTTGATACTGCCAGCGTGCTGCTAGACGTCTTTACTTACTTCAACGAGAAGGAGCTTCTTGAGCTGCGTATTCGTACGTTGGAGGAGCACGTTGATGGCTTTCTTATCACAGAAGCTAATAGAACGCACAGAGGCGAAGAGAAGCCTTTTACTTGTTTAGAGACGCTTAAAGAACTCGGGATTTCTGACGAGAAGATTCAGGTCCTACACGTCGAACTCCCTTCGAAGGAGGAAGCTCCTGACCCGTGGCTTCGTGAACGAGGCCAACGAGACGCTGCCAGCGTTGGTCTGCATATGGTCCCGGATGACACGATTTTTATTTGTTCAGACCTGGACGAGATTGCTAACCCCAATAAGTTGGAAGATCTTGTAGCAACTGTTGAGGCGAATCCTGGGAAAGTCGTAAAGCTGAGT